GGGGAACAAGGCGCTCTTCTGGGACCGCTACAACTGGCAAGCCCTTTGCAAGCCCTGCCATGACCGGGTGAAGCAGAGGTTGGAAAACATGAGATGATAAAGGCTTTCGCCGTCTACTCTATGTATTCATCATCGGTATCAACATTCGGATCAAAGCTCCCAAAATTGATTTGCCGATATAGATGCATGTTTATCCGAACGGCGGTCGCAGTTCCTAGATTATTTATGCCATTCGCATCGGAAAGTGCAGTGGCATCTATCATATACGTCGCCCAAATATTTAGCCCCCTCGGATAACTTGCACTAGATTGCGCCAGTCGCGCCAAGAATGGAAAATCTTCATTATTTCCTTGGCTGCGGAATATTCTCCAATCACCGTCGGTCGCCAAGTCAATACGTGGAGGAATTACTCCACCGCCTCCAGATTCAGTGGGCGAACGGCTACTAGCCCAATCGCCATAGATCAACCTTGCCTGGTTATTTTGAGCCCTGATTTGATCGAACAGTCTCCGTTCAAAGAGAGTGGCGCTATCTCCAATATCAAAATTCGAAAAGCTAGCGGGAAAACTGCTTCCACTAGTTATTATGGGAACGTCTCCACCCCGCAACTCAACAATTCTTTTGGTCAGAGAGTCAACCCATACGGATCTGCTGAGAAAGTCACGCGACCACCCGCCATCCAATACGAAACCAAAGTTGGAATGGTCAGTTTCGCAGATCAAATCAATCAAATCTGTATATCTCTGCGGGTATTCGAGCCTAACTAGAAATGTCCGTTCCATGCTTGTAAAAGATGCGATCTGCATCTCAACATCGTCAGCATCTCTATTTCTAACCTGAAGGCAAGGATGAGCATTTGGATAATTTTGAAAGAAGTTGATCCAGTTAGTCACCCCCCCATCATCATCAATCAATTCCTGGAACTCTTCTTGCGCCTGGCGATTTGCCTGCTTATTGTAGAATGGGTCGATATCGAGAAAATAAGGGCGATTGGGATACGCATCCTCAATTTTGTCCATTGCTGCGGTAAGCAACTTGGCGGTCGCCCAAGGCTTTAAGCAAAATATAGGCGCGAGGCGATCCTTTGCGCCTTCTGGAAGATTTTTGACGGCCATTAACTCGGAACGCCGCAAGAATATAGTCGGGACATAGCGAGCCGCGGTCAGATCAACAGACATTCATTCACCCCCGCTATACATTCCAACTCTAATTCGCATCGCAGCCTCAGACACCTCAAAATCTTCCGAAAGCCTCAACACCAAGTCATCGGATATCCGTCCTCCACATTGCTCCACATACGGCAAAATGAGGCCCCGAGGCATAAGCAGTTCCGCGGCCATGCGGTTAGCTTCTATCTCAATCTGATTAGAAAGTGATGACCTATACAAAATATTGTCTTCAATCCCATCTCCAATCAGGTCTCTGTGAAGCAAAAAATGCCCAACCTCATGAGCTATTGTGAATCTCTGACGCACAGGCGCCTCATGCCTATTCACGCGTATTCTATAACCAGACTCGCTAGTTTCGCTTTTCTTTAATTCCCCTGATATTCTCGGCTTGAGCGTGGCGCTTCGCACCTCCACACCCAAGGCGCGAGCTATCGCTGCGATTTTCACCGGCGCAGAAGTAAGGTAGGGAGTTACTATATCCCTTTCGCGATGCGACACCCTTCTCCACTCACGTATCATTGTCATCATCCGTATCTTCGGATACCTCGCCTAACGTGCCGACACCCGCATAGATGATTCTGTTAGACTCATCCCTCACGAGCGTGAACAACTCACCCCCCTCTTTAAGAGAAAGCTTAACAAGCTCATGCAGTTCGCCTTTTTCGCCAAGCGATCTTTCGAGCAAATTAGACGAAATTGAATGAACCTTTCGCTCAATGGAATTCCAGCCATAAAAGGCTAGAATGGCAAGAACAAAGCCAAGAACCGCCAATATAAGAGAAACAGCCGTAAGCATAATGGACACAAAGTCCGCGTAGTTTATCCTATATTCATCGGGCTGACTGATGGATTGAATTGAGATCGGAGACATAAGCTTGAAGCAATAGATAGTCACATAGGCAACGATCAAACCCATGGCGACACTCAAGCTCCGAAACACAAAGCTCTTCACGCGTGGTTCTCCCCGCAAAATAGGCCTCGAATCAGCTAGGATGCGCTGCGTCGGTTCGGCGACTGCGCGCATTCCGCGTGCCATTGAATCACCGGGCTGTATCCTTAGCAAGAGTTCATCCGGGGCGACACCTAAAATGCCAAGCATCTCCCGGACCGGCGGGGGGAGGTCTGCGCAGGATGGGCGCTAAATAACTTTTTTGCAGACTCTTCAAACCGTTGACAGGATGTGTTACATTATTACACACGCCTTATTTGACGAGTTTACGAGTATGCCTTTCGTTACCGTGCCCGAGCTGAAAGCCCAGCTCAACCTCGACCATGACCTCGACGACGCGCTTTTGTCGCACCAGATCGAGGCCGCCGAAGCCCATGTCGCAAGCTTCATCGGTTCGCCACTGACCGACCCCCTTCCGGCCGCGATCCGGCAAGCGGTGCTGATGCTTGCCGCCTATTGGTATGAGACCCGCGAGACGGCGCAGGCCGGGGGTGCGCCTTTTGCCGTGCCGTTCGGGGTGCATGACCTCTTGCAACCGCACCGGGTCTGGGTGGTCTGACATGGCCGAGCTTGACCTGAACGCCCAAGCCGCCCGGCTGGCGCGGCGCCTTGAGGCGATTCCTGCGACCGTTCTGGAAGCCCTGCGCCCCGCGGTGGTGCAGGCGGCTGAAGACCTCGCCGCCACCGCGCGCAGCCTTGCCCCCGAAGCCGAGGGCGATCTGAAAGCCTCTATCGTCGTGACGCCGCCCGGCGCCGAGACCCCGGCATATGCCGAAGGCGGGGGCCGTCGCATCGCGGGCGCCAATCAGGCGCTTGTCACGGTGGGCAATCCCGAACAGCGTCACGGCCACCTTGTCGAGTTCGGCACGAAGCCGCATGTGAACGCCGGGCAGTTCGCGGGCACGCAGCACCCCGGCACCGAGGCGCAACCCTTCCTTCTGCCCGCCGCGCGTCTGACCGAGGATCGCGCCCGGCGTCGGATCGCACGCGCCATCGGGCAAGCCGTGCGCACAGCCGCGCAAGGGGGGGATCATGCTTGACCCGGCCCTTGCCTTTCAAACCGCCGTGCGGGCGGCGCTGATCAACGCGCCCGAGGTGGTGGCCCATGTGCAACCCGCGAACATTCGCGCAGGCAGCATCCGACCCGAGCGCCTGCCTTCGGTGGTGCTGGGCGATGCCCGCACCGAGTTCCTGGGCTGCGCGGCCGGTTCGCAGCGTCTCGCGCGGGTGTTCCTGACGCTGCACATCTGGGCGCAGGAAGACGGTGCCGACACCGCGCGGAAGATCGGCGCGGCGATCTATGGCGCGCTGGAGTTCGGACCGAAGGACACGGCAGAAATCAGCCTCGACGACTGGGCGCAACCGCGCGTGGTCTGGTTGCGCGATCCTCAACCCGAGTTGACGCTGACACATGGCGCGATGGCGCTGGAGGCCGTTGTCCGGTGGCGGGTGTGACGATGCAGGCCGGAAAGCTTCAAAACCGCATCGCCCTGCAACGGCTGACCGAGACAGTCGCGGCTTCGGGGGCTGTCACGACCACCTGGGCGACCTATGCGCAAGGCCGGGCCGAGCTGCGTCAGGCGGGCGTGTCCGAGTTCCTGACCGCTGCGACCGAGGCCACGACGAAGAACGCGGTGTTCCTTCTGCGCTGGGTGCCGGGCGTGTCGGTGGCAGATCGCATCCTTCACGATGGCACGGCATGGAACATAGTCGCCATTGCCGAGATCGGGCGCAGGCGTGGCCTTGAGCTGCGGGCGGTGGCCGCATGATCCTTTCAGTAGAACATCCAGCGCTCTTGGGACGGTCCTTCAAACGAATACATCATTCCGCTTTGCAAATCGAACGTGCAAAGGAAGTTCCCGGTTTTCCGGCCGATTTGATCCCTCGGCACGATGACCTCGAAAACCATCTGGCCGTATTTCTTCCAAGAGCGTCCAAGGTAGAATTCACCGTCGCGCTTTCCATCCTTGGAGCCCTCTTCCTTCAGCCACTTGACGCATTCCGGGCCATAGTTCTCGCGTTCAAAATCTGTGGTCTTGGTGGATTGCAGTTCAGCAATCTTCTGATCGGCTTCGACAAGCCTAGTCCGAATTCGTTCATATTGATCAGCCGCCTGGAACAGGGCGTATCCCGTTGCGGCATTGGTCAAAACGAGGAAGACGATAAGGCAATTTCGCATGGCTGTTCTGTCTCTTGCTTCAATGACTGGGGGCAGTTTTCCACCAATCTTAAGGACTTGCAATGAGCGCCATTGCCCTTCGCGGGGTGAAGCCCGCGCTCAAGCCCGATGCCGAGGCGCTGACAAAGGCGCCGCCCGCGCCCGCCTACCTCTCGTTGCACGCGAAGGCGGAATGGAAGCGCATCTTTCCGCAACTGATCGCGCGCCGGATCGTCACCCGTGCCGATCTGGCAGGCGTTGAAGCCTATTGCTCGGCCGTGGGCATCTGTCGGCAGATCGAAGCTGATCGCACGGCGGCAGGCGGTGTGATCGACAAGACCGCCTTCGGCATCTGGAACCGCGCAGCCCAGACCGCCCGGCAACTCGCCTCGGAATATGGGCTGACGCCCACCTCGCGCGCCCGCATCGGCTCGGCCGCGGCCGAGGATGCCGAAGACGATGACCCGCTGTCGGTGTGACGCATGACGCCCCAAAGCACCTATCCGACCTGGGTCTTTGACGGCTCGCCGATCGACGACCCGCAAGGCGCGGGCGAGCGGGCGGTGCAGTTCCTGCGACGGCTGCGCCACCCGGCCAGCACCGCGCCGAAGCGCGCCTTTCAGCTTGCACCCTGGCAAGAGCGCATCGTTCGGCGCATCTATGGCCCGCGCGATGCGCAGGGCGCCCGCGTCGTCAAGATGGTCTTCCTGATGATCCCGCGCGGCAACCGCAAGACCTCGCTCGCCGCTGCTCTGTCCCTTTTGCACACCATCGGTCCGGAGCGCCGGCCTAGTGGTGAGGCATTGTTCGCCGCGTCCGATCGTGCCCAAGCCGGCCTTGGCTTCAAAGAAGCCGCGGGCATCATCCGTGAAGATAAGCGCCTTGTCGCGGCGACGACGATTTACGACGCGCACAACAGCGTCAAAAAGATCGTTTTCAACAAAGACGGCTCGTTCCTTGAGGCCATCAGCGGCGACGGCGCCCCAGCGCATGGTCGGACACCGTCGTTCGTGTTCGTCGACGAATTGCACATCTGGAAAAATGCCGAGCTGTGGAAGGCTATCACGTCGGCGCTGCCCAAGAGCAAAGGCTCGCTGCTCATTGTGGCGACCACTGCCGGCCGGGGGCAAGAGAACATCGCCCATGAGATTGTCGATCGCGCCCGCAAGGTGGCGCGGGGCGAAATCCAAGACCCGTCATTGCTGCCGATCTTGTTCGAAACGCCAGCCGATGCCGACTGGAAAGACGAATCTCTCTGGTATGCGGCCAACCCCGGCTTGTCGCTCGGCTATCAGGACATCGAGGGCTTGCGCCAGCTCGCCCGCGACGGCGAAACCAGCATCACCGCCCGCGAGACGTTCCGGCAATACAATCTCAACGTCTGGTTGGATCACAGCACGAACCCGTTCGTTGATATGGGCATCTATGACCAGGGCGCCGCGCCGATCGACCTCGACGCGCTCGCCGGTCAACCGTGCTGGATTGGGGTGGATATGTCGACCACGACCGACTTGACCGCAGTGGTTGCCTGTTTCCGCGACGGCGACCGCTACACCGTCATTCAGCATTTCTTTTGCCCGGCCGACAATCTGCGCGCCCGCTCTGAGCGTGACGGCGTCCCCTATGTCGAATGGGCAAAACAGGGTTTCATCACGGCCACGCCGGGCAATGTCATTGACTACAGCGCGGTGGTGCAGTGCATCCGCGACCTTTACGGCACCTACGACGTGAGGGAGATCGGTTTCGATAAAGCGTATGCCCAAGCCGTTATGGGACCACTGACCGATGACGGCTTGCCCGTGGTCACCTTGCAGCAGGGGTGGGTTACGCAAAGCCCGGCGCTCAACGTCCTGGAACGCGCGATCATCGGCGGCAATTTCCGGCACGGCGGGCACCCGGTCTTGCGCTGGTGTTTCTCCAATGTCGCAATCCACACGGACTGCAACAACAACCGCGTGATGCACAAGGGCAAGTCGACCGATCGGATCGACGGTGCCGCAGCTACTTGGATGGCGGTGTCTCTCGCCGCTGCCGGCGCAGACCACCGCAGCCTTTACGATGACCCCACCTTAACGGCAGAGGACTTTGTTTTGCGATGGTAGATAACCTCGACGAATACCTGAGAACGCTGCCGGACAAACTTCACGAACACCTGTCCGAAGTGGTCCGCGAACAGGCTGAGCTACTTTCTGAGGCGCAGAGGGATGCCCTTCGCGCGCTCGAACAACCGCCCGAGGAAACCGGGAACTTGGAAAGGTCTTGCGTTGTCGTTCCCGGCGCGTCCGACCTTGAATTTGTTGTTCAAGCGGGTGGGGACGCCACCGCGGACGACGGTTACGATCGGG